TTAATGCAATATTCCACTACCCGGATTTCACCGGGCGCTTGCTGTGCGGTGTAACTCTTCCGGACGACAGAGTTTTCTTTGCACTTCGGGCAATAACGCAGGGGCATCAAAGTTTATATGATCCCATTCTCTTTGAATTCCTCCAACAACCCTTGAGCGCGCGTGCGCCCTATTTTTAAACTGCCTTGCATTAAACTAACCATTCCGCCCCCTTTTTAATAGGCGCGAATATCGTCAATAATAAACTCTCCAGCGGTCTCTTTAATGCACGCAGCGTCCACTTCCGCCCAGTTCTTAAAATAAAAGAATATCTCTTTGTCATCACCCCGTACGCCCATATCATTAACCCCGCATACGTAATTAAATATCGGATCGCCGTTGTCTTTATATGAGCCGGATATCCGTATTTTTTGGCGTGTCTCAAGGCGCGCGTTAAAATCTCCGCAGTTTTCTACATTATAACGCTTGCCGGTGCTATCCTTACAATCTTCGCAGCAGTAGTTAAAGATACAATTTTCGCAAATATATTGCCCCATAGTGTCGCCTCCTTGTTTTGCCGGTGTAAAGGTACCGGCATAAATTTGTTGCGGGCTCTCCCGCTTATCCTTTACCACTTGCTCCTCTCAAGTGGTTTCGGCTCTCTTAGAGCCTCGTCAGAGGGTTTATTTTATAGCCAGCTTTGTTTTAGGCAATACCCGCCGTCAGTCTCCGGCTTTGTGTCTCCGTTGCGTCCGGTAATGTATTTGCCGTTGCCGTGAGGGTATAAGGCGCTTGCCAGATTATAAACAATGCTGAAGCCCATATCCATTCCGCAGCCGGACACACCCACCGAGCCGTCGCAGTCTCTATAACCACAAATACAGGCAACGTACCAAGAGATATTGATTATCTCCCGCTCTTTGGAATACCTGTTTTTTGCGATAATCAAAACCGCAATCCGCCTGTACATACCGGAGGCGGAAACGTGCCTTAATGTAGTATAAACACGGCTGCCAGCCGGTAACCATTTTTTGACTTGCTTAATTGCTTCAGCTTTTTCCTGTTCTGATACTTTCATTTTTTACGTCCTTTCTGCCCGTAAGGGCTGTTATTGATTACGCTGCCCGGCGGTCTAATTCCGCGCGTACCTCAGCTAGTGATGGAAAATAGCGAGCGCTAAAACCTATGATCCGGGTGATCTCTTTTAAGCTATCACGCAAGCGAAATAATTCTGGCAAGGATAGCTTAGCTAATTGCTGATCCATTTCTTGGTTGTTCATTGTTTTTTTCTCCTTGCGGATTCTTGGGCATCCGCTTGCCCTTTTGACATTTTTAATATATCACGGAGTGTTAATCTTGTCAAGGAATATTTTGATTTATTTTATTCTTGTGGGTTCTGTGTGTTTGTTTATACTATTGATGAAGTGCCTTACTCTCATTTGATTATGTATACATTACCAGAAATAAATAAAATGAATATTGAATAATGTGTATTATGTGAACGCACGCGCCCGCGCGTATAGTATTTCCTATAAGTGTATAGAAAATCCGCCGAAAGCATAGGGCTTCTTCAACATTATCAACATTTACCAATAAAACGCTCAAGCATATCTAATACTTCATATAACTCATATAACTCTCATAATTCTCACAACTCCGGGCACTCCGTTGTGTCTGTGCGTGCCTTGATATTCATATGGGTTACTCTACCGCTCAAAGGTTTTTGATTCGCCCATATAGGTTGTTGTACATTATTAAAATTGCTTTTGACTTTATCCACCCCCGGGGTGTTAAGCGGGACGTATAGGCATCCTTCGGGGGTGTCAGTGTCTGAGGGGAAGCCACCCACGCCCAGATATAAAATATAAATTTTTCCGAAATCCAATAACTCACAGAATTCATTTAAAAATTTTTACAGAATTCAAATCCTGAAAAAATAGATGGCTGGAAAAATAAAATTTCTCTTGACAAGAGTATAATTTTCTGCTAATCTTCAATCATCAGAATTTGTAAGGCTTATCGGATGCCGCGGAATTCCGAAAACGAAAGGGTGGTGCAAGATGGCGGTAAAGAAAAATAGTTTTGAAAAAGGGGTTAAGTTAGTTTGTCACGGCCAGTATTATTATAAAGACAGCGTCAATAAGGGAGTCAAAGAATTTTCCCTGGATGTTTTTTCTCCGTCGCTGGAAATGTTCCGCGAGCACGCTAAAAAATATGTTGGTACCGACGATAAAGGCGTTCAGAAATTTGAAGACCGCTCATTCATTAATGTCCGCGGGCAGTTGAAGCGCCGGTTGCTTCCGGTATTACTGACAAAGAAATTTCCGGATTTCGCCCGGGTTCGGTTTGTGGTGATTGACGAGATCATTAGTCTTGACGGGTCAGAACTTGACCTCCCCATTACTCTGCGGTCTAAGAAGCAGTTGGCGTTTCAGATCTCCAAAGAGGGGATGCCGCTGAGTGTTGACGACTATGTTGATATTGATGACCTGCGTTCGGATATGCTCGAGTATGTTCAAGACCCGGAAGCGTTTCTCCGTAACAAGGCCAAGAGAGATAAACGCCGGAATGCGGAACGCGAGTTTATGCGGATGAACGGTCTCCAGGAAGGTGAGCTTCCTACGAAACGCGATAATACGCTGAGCCCTTCCGGGATCGAAAGCCTGTAATATCACGGAGGTTCAAGGATGCTTGAAGACGAGCTGACTTATCCGGCAGGGAAGAATACGCTTATCCTGCCTGGGGGTGAGGTAGTTCCCACTGGTTCCCGAGGGCTTTCTCCTTCTGAAATTACTCAACAGATTAAAGAGGCGGTGGGTTTACCCTATCTTGGCCGGGAAGCTGACAAGGTAGGGATGACTTTGCTTGAGGCGGCGCTGTATTCAGCGGCTAAAAAAGCAGCGGATGGGGATGTTGACGCGCTGACAAAGCTTTTAGATCGTTTGATGGGTAAACCAGTTCAGCAAGTTGTACAGGCCACCGGAACGCTCCGGGAGTTTTTGGATGGTATTGCCAGGGCGGAGCCGATAGAGGCGGAGGTAGTCGCTCCGATTGACCAATTATGAGAGAGGCGCTCACGTATCAGCAGGAAGTAGTGTTGAGGAAACTCGCTCAGGTTCTACCTTTTTATTCTCAACATTGTTTGAAGATAGTGGATAAGGCCGGCTTAATCCGTCCGTTGGTGTTGAACAAAGCCCAAATGTATATCCACGAGAAAGTAGAGGAGCAAAAACGGCGGACGGGAATGGTACGCGCGGTAATATTGAAGGGGCGGCAGCAAGGATGCCTGGATCCTAATACTCGGATTCTAACTTCGGATTTACAGTGGAGGCGGATAAAAGAGATAGGGGTTGGGCAAAGACTTGTCGCGTGTGATGAAAATTCCGTGGGTTTAGGCCGGGGCCAGCATCGGAAAATGCGAACAGCAATAGTTGAGAAGAAATGGTATACCCGAAAAATAGCCTATCGTATTACTCTTGACGATGGGCGATCGGTAGTGTGCTCGGGGGATCATAAATGGTTAACCCGAAAATCAGGAGTTGACCCAAGTTGGCGTTCCGTAAACGGGAAGACGCCAGATAGACGGGATGCTTTGAAACAGGGTGATTTGATTCGAGCGATTACAAAAACTTGGGGAGAACCCAGTTTTGATGATGCCTGGTTCGGGGGGATGGTTGATGGAGAAGGGTCATTTGATTATAAAAATCGTACGGGGGCAGATTTATCTATTTCTCAAATAGACGGCTTGATTCTTGAGCGGATGAAGAAACACTGCGTTACCCAGGGTTATGGGGGATGTGTAGTTAGTGATGATGGCCCTCGTAGGTCAAAATTCGGGCTACGGTCAGTTCACGCAATCAGTATTGGCGAAGCGGCGTCGCTTTTCCGGCTTTTTGGGCTATCCCGGCCTACACGTTTTATCGGGCAAGAATGGTGGGTGGGTAAAAAGCTTCCACAAAATTGTTGGCATCGGGTTGAGAAAATTGAGATGTTAGGAGAGCGTAGACTGGTAGATATCCAAACATCCACCGGCACCTATATCGCGGAAGGATTAGTTACCCATAATTGTACGACTTATATTCAGGCCCGGTTCTTTCATAGGACCAATTTCACGGGGAATCTTTCGGCCTATGTGCTTGCCCATCAAGTTGAAAGCACAATTAAGATTTTTAGTATGACTCAGAAGTTCCGGATGAATCTGCCCACTGATCTTCAGCAGCCGTTGGAGAAAGATACCGAACGGGCGATGAGTATGTCCAATGGTTCGGGGTATAGTGTCGGTACCGCTGGGTCAGCCCAGATTGGAAGAGGAATGACAGTGCAACTTTTCCACGGGTCGGAGGTTGCTTTTTATGAGAATGCTGATCAACTTTCGACAGGCCTGATGCAGACAGTTGCAGATGTCGTGGGAACAGAATTGATCTTCGAGAGTACTGCTAACGGCCCGGGGAATTTCTTTTATGATTTGGTGATGGGGGCGATTGCTGGGACTAATGGATTTATGTTAATTTTTATTCCGTGGTATTGGCAAGACGAATACAAAGACCCGATGCCGCTGGCGGAAAAAGATCTTGATGAAAAAGAGCAGAAATATTGGGAAGCGCATAAAAATGATGGGCTTACTCTGCAACATTTGGCTTGGCGGCGAAGAAAGATTGCGTCGTTTGGTGGGCAGGAATGGAAGTTCGTTCAAGAGTACCCGTTCAACCCGGAAGAAGCTTTTGTAAAAGCTGAGGGTAGATTTTTTGATCTTGCTCGTGTGTATGTCGCTAGGGGTAAAAAAGTGGAGCCCGATCCCACCGCTCCGTTGATTATTGGGATTGATCAAGGCCGTACAGGAGACTGGACGTCGATTGCGCGAAGGACAGGAAAAATTTTACATCCTTTTGAACGGATACCTGCGGATGACGGGGCGGAACGTGATATGCGTTTGGCCGGACGGATTGCAAAGATTATTGAAATTGAAAATCCGGATCTTGTTGTACTTGATGTAACTAATGAACACGGGGCGATGGATCGATTGCACGAGTTAGGTTATTCAAAACGCTTAGTAAAGGGCGTGCATTTTGGTGAAAGAGCGATAGACCCTACTCGACATCGAAATATGCGGGTACAAATGCACTGTGATTTTAGAGAATGGTTTTTAGATCCGGATGTGTCTATTCCGGATGACGGAAAATTTTTAGCTCAGGTAGGAGCAATCCCGCAAGAAAAAGAATCAAGCAATAATGTTCTGTATTTGGTTCCTAAAGATGATGTCATAAAGCTATTAAAGTTTTCGCCAAACGATCTAGAAGCAGCGATCCTTACTTTTGCTTACCCGGTCAGGAAAAAAATTCCACTTGACAAACTTCCAAAAAGTGGTAGTGTTGAAAGTACAATGAATTTTAAATCTACACTTAGAAGTTTTCGGAGGTAAGAATGAGTGATGATTTTTTAGAGGTAATGACTTGGCCGTTTTCGGAATTTTTTATGGATGACGATGAAGAAGAGTCGGCGCCGGTCGACACTGGTGTGGTGGATACAGTGGATAGTGTAGAGGAGCAGTCTACTTCTCGTCGATTAGCTAGGTTGTCTAAATATTTTACATCGCCTTCGGGTGTTCTTGATTCACCGACTGGAAGTACGGGGGTTTTTTAATGACAGTAATAGAAGCGGATTTAAAAGAATTCTCTGCTGTTAAAGCTCGTAGAGCCCCGTGGGAAAATCTGTGGGAGCTAATTGCTCGGTATATTTACCAGCGGAAACAAGGCTTTACTACAGTTTCTACTCCCGGCGCTTTTTACGAACATCAGGATGTCTGCGATAATACCGCCGGCCAAGCGATGCACACCGCGGTTTCTGCTATTGATGGGGCCATTTGGAAAAATGGAGCCCGAACTTTTCGAGTGCCTAAACCTCGCCAAGCTCGTGATACTCAGGAGGTAAAAGATTTTTATAAAGAAGTTAACGCTCGGGTGACTGACCAGATGGAGCACGAAAAGGCTGCGTTTGGTACTGCTCGATTGGAGGCGTTGGCCGAAGTTGTGTCTTTTGGTACTGATGCTATTGGGGTTTTTAAGGCCAAACCGGGGGAGAAGCATAAAGTTGAGTACCGGGCCTTGCCGCTGAAAAATTTATATGTAGTTGAGGATGCTCGTGGCCGGGTGGTAAAAGAGTTTTATGAATTTGAGTTTAATGCGTTTCAGTTAAGAGATGAGTATGGCGAAGCAGCGCTTACTGATAAGGTTAAAAAGTTGCTTGAGAAAGACGATTATGAAACTAAGCTAAAAGTTCTTTGGGTTGTTAAACCTCGGGCTGATGTGAAAGATAATACTCTAGGCCCGGAAAAATATTCTTATGAGTCAGTCCATATTCTTGAAGAGGATAAGGCGGTTGTTCGGAGAGCTGGGTTTAATGGCAATCCAATTATTGTGAGCCGCTTGTATAAAAACGAGGGTGAGGAGTATGGTCGGGGAATGGGGACGAACGCGCTTTCCCCAACCATTGAGCTTAATGGTGTTGTAGAGCTTCTTACTCAAGGCGGTGAACTGACTGTTTTTCCTTCGTGGTATGTTTTAGACGATGGGACGTTTGGTAACGGCACGATTGATCGTTCGGCTGGAAAAGTTATCCCTATTGACGTAACGTCGTCTAAGATTACTGGTATGGCGCCTATTGGCCCGATTGGTAATGTGGGGTCATTAACTCCGTTGGTAAGCTTAATTGAATGGTTGACTACTGAGATCAACGCGCATTTTCTTGTTGATAAACTTACTGACTTGAATAATAAAACCCGAATGACTTTGGGTGAGGCTCAAATCCGAAACGAACTAAGTTCAGATTTGAAGGGGGCTATTTTTGGTCGTCAGATAGATGAAAAGCTTATCCCTGTTATTCGGCGTACTCTTAGCATTCTGGAGGAAGAAGGTGAACTTGGGGTAGAGCCGGGGTCTCCGGAATATATTAAGTTAACGGCGAATGGCCGGACGCCTTTAGTGATTCCGGATGAATTAATAGAATTACGTGATGCCGGAGTAGAGATATACCCGATTGAGTTTATTTCTCCTGCTGCTCGAATTCTTCGATCGGAAGAAGTTCGAGGATTGATTTCGCTATGGCAATTCGCGGCGGGGTTTTCCGGAGTAAAACCAGAGTTGTTGCTTTGGTTGGATGATGAAGCGACAATGCCGTTGGTGAGAGATCTTTACGGCGCTCCGGATAACGCGATTGTATCGAGAGAGGAATTTTTAAAAAGGTTGAAATCGTATAACGACGCTCAGGCAATGAGGTATCAGTTACAAGCAGCACAGGTAGGCGCGGATGTCGAGGCTAAGAAAGCATCTGCTAATCAACAAAATGCCCAGGCCCAAGCCACTACTGGCGGGATGAATGGGATGATTAACAACGGAGCTCTCGGTTATCCCGAGATGGTAATGTAAAATGGATGGTAAAACAGAGCAACAGTCTCCCGACGAAGTTGCGAGACAGGCAGCAGAAACACAGAAGAAAATTGAGGCGAGGAGGAAAAAAGCAGAAGCATATAAGATAGCAGTCAATAGCGCAACGACTGACGCCAATGTACGTTTGCTTTTGCAGATGTTACGAGAGATTTGTAGTTACGACGCGCCGGTTCAGGTTGTGGGGGCTAATGGGGAAATCCTGATTAGCTCCACTGTTTTTAACGTAGGACGAGAAGCGGTTTATCACGATATACGGAAAATGATGTCCGTAGAGACTAAAAACGCTGTTGAAAGGAGCGAATAATGTTTGGATTATTGGAGGGGTTGAAATTATTTTTTCCGCTTATGTCTTTTATGATGTTTGACACTGCTCCGGCTCCTGCGGCGATTACGGTTGAGAGTTTGGGAGCAGTACAAGGCGACGCGTTTAGGGCGCTCTTACCCGCGGAGATTCAAGCTAAACCTTATGCTAAAGAAATTAATACTTTTGGTGATTTGGTTAAAAAGCTTGATGGGGCTACGACTTTGTTAGGCCAAAGAACTTTACCCGACGCAAATACACCAGAGGATAAGTGGGGGGAGTTTCATTCTAAGTTCCGTCCTGAGTCTCCGGAAAAATACGAAGTTGGTACAATCGAGGGAGTAACTCCGGAGTACGTCCAGAAGGCTGGACCGATCGTAAAGATTGTGCAAAATCTTTTGCATAAAGCCGGGGCTAGTCTATATCAGGCAAAACAAATTCTTCCCGGGATTTTAAAAGCATTATTTACCGCGGAGACAAGGCATTCGCAATTAAAGGATCAGTCTTTTGCTAAACTTGCAGGGGATCTGTTTGGTGATAAGAAAGATTCGGTTATTCAAAATGGTAAGACGTTTTTGGCCGCGCATTTACCTGAGAATATTCGTCCGTTGTTAGAATCATTTGATGAAAAACAGTTGACCGTTGTTTTAGCGGCTACGGATGCTTTGGCTAAGAAATTTACAGGCGAAGATCCTTTTCGTGGTTCGGGTGGAGGCGGGGGCGGCGGGCAAGAGACTAAAGAGACTTTGGTTGCTCAGATGCAGGAGATAATGAAAAATCCGGCGTATAGTGATCCGTTTAAAGATCGGGTTAAGCATAAAGAATTGAATGATAGAATGGAGGTTATTCGTGGCAAGTTAAAAACTCTTCAAGGTGCTGGATAAAAAAGTTCTTGACAAGAAATATTTTTTATGTTAGTGTTCTTTTGTCAGCGACATTTAAGTAATCGTCCGGGAAACAAAGCCGGGGATCGATGAAAAATAACTGGCGTACTCAAGCGGGAAACGTCCGGGAAACAAAGCCGGGGATCGTAACTCGTAAGGGCGGTGAAAATTAATTAACTAAGGAGGAAGTTATGAGTTATGATACAGTTCAAATAACGGAGTTCAATGCGGCGCTCGATGTTCAAGAGCAGCAGATGACTTCCCGCCTTTTGCCCTACGCAGTTAGGAAACCTGTTGCTGGCGATGATTATGCTTATGATGGGTTAACTGAAGTTCAGGCGTACCACGCGAATGGGCGCAATCCGGATATTCAGCCGGTGGAAGCGCAGTTTACTCGCAGAAAGATGTCGAGAGACCGCGTAGTTGTAACCTTATTGGTCGACAATAAGGATATCCGTGGAATGTTAACGGATCCTCAGAGCGAGCTTGCCAGTTTGTGTATTGCTGCCGTTGAGAGGGAAACTGATCGCGTTATCTATGACGCGCTGTTCGCCACAGTTTATACAGGCCGAAATTTTGCGACGAGTGTTTCTTATTCGTCCGATGGGGTTGCTAGTGTGGATGCGACTGCCGGGTTCACCTATGAAAAATTGTTAGAGATCCGTCAGAATTTTATTGACGCCGAAGTCGGCAATCAGGGTCAGGTTGCGATTGCCATAGGAATTTCTGGCGACGAGCATACTGATTTGATGAGTGAAGTTGAGCTCACCAGCGGGGATTATACGTCTCAGTATGTAATTGCAAAAGGTATAATCACTAACGCTATGGGTATGGATTTGGTTGCCTTTGGCGCGGGTTCAAACATTACCGATCCGATTCTCGAGACGGTTTCAGGGGAGAGAATTTCGTTTGCTCTTTCCGCCCGTGGAGTAGCGTTAGGTATTTCTCTTGAAAGAAAGGTAGAGGTTAAGGACTACCCGACTAAGATCGAAACCAGCATCATCAACGTAATTAAGGAACTTGGCGCCGTGCGTACTGCCGGTGTAAGGGTTCAGAGATTACGTTTAACCCCGTAAGGAGAAAGGAGATAAAATGGCTGCTTATAATGATATGGTAACACAAAATGCGTCAGATAAGAAAGCCGATGTGGACATCTCTGCTCGTTCCGTCGGGGCTCCGGTGAAGAAATTGTTCTTCTCTTTTGAGAAGGCTGCGGCTGATATCAATGCGTCGGTTTGGCGTATTGGCCGTATATCACCTTTCGCCAGGATCGTGGGCATTAAAATTGCTTGCGACGCGATATCCAGTCTTACCGATTTGGATATCGGGTTCTATAAGCCGTTGAGTATTGATGGCAATGTGATTGATAAAGACTGTCTTAAAGACGGCCTGAATCCTTCGTCAGGTATTGCTACTCTGACAGAAGAGTATGCTCCAGATCCGGCTAACGTCGGAAAAGAAGCATATCTGATCGCGGGGGTCACAGCGGCAAACGCCCGGAAATATGGGGCTTTTGACGTAGCGCTAACCGGGAATACCGCCGGTACTGATACAGGTAGTATTGCGGGTATTCTTGAGTATGTAGAATAAGAAAGAGAGGGATAGGTTATGAGCGCTCCAGTTTCTGCTGAAGAAGTTTGTAACCTATCCCTTGATTTATTACGGCATAGTATTCTTATCACTAGTTTAGAAACGCCTACCACCGATGAAGAAAGTCTTGGCGCACGTTGGTATGATGCGTTGCGCCGAGCAGTTCTTAGAATGTTCCCGTGGAACTTTGCCCGGAAACGTATTACTCTCCCCCGTATTACCACCGCTCCGGAATTTGAATACGAAGACGCATATCAGCTTCCCAATGATTATGTTGGGTATGTTTTTGTTGGTGATGATCCGGTAAATAACCCTATTACTGATTTTTTAATTGAGGGTAAGCAACTTTTAATTAATAATGACGGGGCTGCGTCTCTTGATTTTTGCTACATTTATGATATTCAAGATGTAGTTAAATTTGATCCGATTTTCTTAATGCTTTTGGTTGCAGAATTGGCGTTAATGTTCGGCAATTCTTTGACTGGACTAAACAAGAGTATTGCGGGTATGGAGAAATTTCGGGATCGCTGGGAGGCTAAGGCTCGGGTTAAGAATGGCCACGAAAATCCGCCCCGGGTTCGATTTGAAAGTCCGTTGAAAACTTTACGGCATAGCGGGCGTAATGCTTCTTCGTTTGACGGTCAGCACCTTTTATCTTAATGGGGATAAATTTTTATCAAAATAATTTTTCGTCAGGAGAACTGTCGCCCGGAGTTTGGGGGAGGGTAGATAGGCCTTTTTATAAAAATGGACTAGAGATTTGCCGGAATTTCACTCCTTTGTTAACCGGAGGTTGTCGCTTTTCTCCAGGAACTGAGTTTAGTGTTCACACACGGTTAAATCAGTCCGCCTGGGGCGTTCCTTTTCGTTTTAACATAGAACAGGCGTATTCTTTGGAATTTACGGATTATAAAATCCGTATTCATCACGATGGTGGGGTTTCTTTAGAAACAGCTAAGGCTATTACAGGGCTAACGGCCGCTAGTCCGGGGGTATTTACCAGTAATTCTCACGGATTTACGTCGGGGGACGAAGTTTATCTTGATGGTTTAGTCGGGCCTACTTCACTCAATAAGCAATTCTATTTAGTTGTTTATATTAATGCGAATACTTTTTCTCTTACTGATGTAGATGGAAATGCTATTAATACTGCGGCTTTAACCGCGTATTCTTCTGGGGGGACCGCGGCTCGGGTGTATGAAATTACTTCTCCATACACTGCTGCTGAAAGCGCGCGGATTAAATATTGTGGGACAGCGGATATAATGTATCTTTTTCATCCCGATCACGAACCTCGGATTCTTATTCGGGCTGGGGCTACATCTTGGTCTATCGCCACCTATACTCGGTATTCTTCTCAATGGACTATTTCAGGAATCACAAAGGCCAGTCCAGGGGTTATCACAACCACAGCAGATCACGGATTAGTTACTGGTGATAGAATTTATCTTTCTCAAATTGTAGGGATGACCGAGTTGAATCAAACCGAATTTTTAGTTGAGTATATTAGCGCCACTACTTTTTCGTTAAAAACTTTAGCAGGGGCCGCGGTTAACACTAGTGCTTACACTACGTATGCGTCTGGTGGAAAAGTTGCGATAGTCCGGGATGTGGGGTTGTCGATTACTGGTGTTACAAAAGCCAATCCAGGGGTTGTCACTATTGCTGGCCACGGGTTGTTAACGGGTGATAAAATTTATATCGACAGTATTGTTGGAATGACAGAGTTGAATAGTGGGTTTTATTGGGTTAAAAAAATCGATGCCAATACGTTTTCATTGACTAATGAAATTGGAACTGATCTTGATACTACATCGTATACTACTTGGTCTTCGGGTGGTAAAGTTTATTTGATTCGAGGGTTGTTTACTAAAATCGGGGACTTTCCGGGGGCCGGTGGCTTCTATGGCGGTCGGATGGTTGCCGGTGGAACAGATAACGATCCAGATGTTTTTTGGTTGTCTCGAGGTCCGAATTCTGATACCGGTGAATCTCAGTACGATGACTTTTCTATTGGAACAAATGATTCAGACGGGATGGTTTTTGTTTTATCTTCCCAAAATCTTCAGGCGCATAGAATTTATTGGTTTAGCGGTACTCCCGGATTTATGGTTATAGGAGCTTCTAGTGGCGTGTATAAGGTAAATGGTGGTTCCGACGGTAGTGCTATTACTCCAACGTCTATATATAGTTTTCCGGTATCGAGTGTTGGGGTGATGGATATGATGCCGCTTTTGATCGACAATAATACTTATTATATAGAGGAAGGTGGCAGGACTATCCGTAGTTTTGGGTATAGTCTTTTAGAAGATAATTATAAAGCTTTTGATAAGAATATTCTTGCGGAGGACATAACTTATGGTGGCATTACCCAAATAGCGTATGCGAAAGGCCGACCGAATATCATTTACGCGGTTCGTGCTGATGGAGTTTTATTGACGTGTACTATTTTAGAGTCTGATGATGTCGCGGGCTGGGCGCGAAGGTATTTAGGCGGGGATGGACAAGTTTTAAGTGTTGTGACAGAACCGCAAGTTTCTGGGATTGACCGAATTGGTCTTTTTGTAGAACGGACAATTGATGGCGCTACCCGCAGGTATGTGGAATATATCTCCGACGACCCACAAATTCCTGATTTTTCGGATTATTTTACTGGGGGGGATAATGAGAATGCTGATCGAGAAAAGTTTGAAAAGATAATGTTCGAACTTCAGAAACAATTTGTTCGATTAGATAGCGCTTTAATTCGAGATACTACACAGGCTACTACTTTAACTCTCGGGGCGGTTTCTGGGGATAGTGTTACTGCGACAGCTGGGGTGGCGGCTTTTTCTGCCGCGGATGTGGGTCAGTTTATTTTTGCAAAGTTTATCGATGGGACGGAAACCGGTATTGCTGAGATAATCGGGTATACTTCTACTACGGTTGTTACTGTTAAAATCTTAGAGACTTTTTCGGCTACTACTTTTGCGTCGGGTGGGTGGTACCTAACAGATCAGACTATTACAGGTCTTGGGCATTTGGAGGGGGAAACGCTAGGTGTTGTAACGGACGGCGGGTTACATTCGAATGTTGTGGTTGCGGATGGGGCGGTTACATTGGATTATTCAGTTCGTTATGTTATTTTGGGGAAACGATATTCTGGGATTGGGCGTACAGTTGATTTTGAGATAGCTGGGTTATCTACTACGGCTCAAGCCCGGAGGAAAACTGTTGAAAAAGCTTTTGTAAAGCTTCGGAATTCTTTGGGCGGAAAGTTTGGGTCCAACGTAAAAGGGCTTTACAATTTGACGGAATTGATGTATCGTAAAGCTGGTAGTAGTTATTATGATCGGCCTCCAGTATTAGTAACAGGTTTGAAAGATGTTCCACTGAAAGATGGGTATTCAAATGAGAAGCATTTTTATTTTTTGCAGGATGAGCCGTTTCCGTTAGAGGTATTGTCGATAATTCCGTCAATTGATGTGGGGGAGGAAGAATAATGGCGAGTATTTGGGGGAAGTCATTACAAGCAGGGGCATTGGGATTGAGCGGTATTTCGTCGGCTATTTCTGGATTCCAAAATGCATCTCTCTTGGAGGAACAGGGCGTGCTTACCAAAGACGATTATTACCGGCAAGCAGCTTTAGTAAAAGAAGAGGGGTTCCGTACTCGGTCAAAGCAAACAATGGAGTATATTTCTTCGGGGGTTGAGATTGTTGGCACTCCGCAATTAGTTTTGAAAGAAACTTTATCGAAGTCTTTTGCAAAAGCTAATTCTCTTGAAGTAACTGGTAGAAATTATGAACGGTTGTATAATAAAAAGGCAAAGCAGTCTGAATCGGAGGGGATGACTTCGCTCATTAGTAGTATTGTAATGGGCGGGGCCCTGTTTATTTAATGGCTAAAGGTAAGATAACACCATACGATCCAGGTAATTTTTCACCTTCGGCTACTGGAGTGCCGGGGGAGGATAGGTCGGGTCAGATTTTAGCTCAAGGAATTAATGCTATTGGTGTGGCGATTGCTAAACGTGAAGATACCACAAGTACTCTTGAGGCTATGGACCAATTTGGGTCTTTTGATTTAGCTTATCAGCAGCAGAAGTTGGATCTTCAACGGCAGTTCAAAGATGATCCGGCAAAATACCCGACAGCGGTAAAGGAGTTGTCCCAGAAACTTTCTGACCAGTTTAGCCAGGGTATGTCCGGGGATGCGGTTAAGAAATTTAGGCAAATGACATCGTCTTCGTTAGCCCAAGATGCCGGGAATTTAGCGAAGTGGTCTTTTCAGCGAGATAATGAGATTCAAGTCGGCCGGATTAGTAGTATTAAGCAGAATTTGGCTATTAAAGCGTCTACAATTAATTCAGCAGAAGGTTTACAGAGTCTTAAACAAGATTTTATCGCTGCGAGTGCAGAAGCTACTAAATTGATAGATAAAGAGGCGGATACTAAGCTCACTCAAACATATTGGGAACTGGCTAAAAAACAGGCTATGGCGGCGCAGGTATTTTCCCGCCCGATGAAAGTAATGCGGGATTTGGAGGGCGGGGCGTATGATAGTATACTGGACGCTGACGAACGCCTTACTTGGAAAGGTAAAGCTCGGGATGCAATTTACAATCGGGCAGAAGATGATCAATTCCGGACTATGTTTATGGCGCAGGGTAAACTTCTTGACTATCAAAACGGAATTGAAGACGGATCAGTTTCGATTGCTGATTTGATTACCGAACGTGACGCGATGGTGGCCAATAAATATAAAGTTGATGCGTTGGGTAAACCGGTTATAGATCCAAATTACATTAAAGGTTTAGACAATCAAATCGATATGGTTATGTACGCTAATCAGCGTCTTCCGGCTAATAAAGAAGCTCGGAAAGAAGCTTTAGCGAAGTTTGATACGGATTGGGAAGAGTATTTAATGGAAAAGAAGCAAACCGGGCAAGGACCGTCTGAAAAGGATGTTGCTAAAGAGCTTGAGATCTATGCTAATCTTTCGTCGCTGTATCAGACGGGAGTAATTACAAAATCCGACTTTGATCAGAAAGCGGCGATTATGCGGACAAAACTCGCTTTGAGACAAGGGCAAGTCCCTCGGGTTAAATCTTTTAGTGAAGTGGTCGATCAAGCGGGAACGGTTCCGACTTTGTGGTGGCGACGGCCAGGAAATGATGTAGTGTCGTTAGGGTATCAGATGATTAAGGATTATGTAGATAAAGCCTACCCGGAATTAGAAGCGGAAGGTAGGCGAGATATTAAAGCTCAAATGCTTTCTTCCTACCATCAAAAAATTCAACAAGTTCCGGAAGAGCAATTAAAGGCTCTTCAGACAGAAAATGATAGGAGGAATTTTGCTCGCCAGTTTATTGTTGGGATGCCAAATAATGAAGGTCGTGCGACTGGTGGGATACTGGCGGCTAGTGTATCTTATACAGATAATAATATCCAACGTACTTTTCAAGTTGGTGATACTTTTACCAAAAACGGGGCCACGAAGGTTTTTGCCGGGAAGGATTTGGAGACCGGTAAACCAATGTGGAAGTTGGCTCCGGATTCGTTGGATAAAATAGTTGTAATTAAAAACCGGAAGTTTAGAGTCGCCGGTTTGAATGCCAATGGTGACTTTATGTTGAAGGAAGTCAAAGATGGCGAATAATACAGAAGAATTAATCTCAATGTCTGATGCGGAAGCTCAGGCTCCGGTTCAAGATGGCCTTATTTCAATGAACGAGGTAGAGACTGGCACGCCAGATGCTCCGGCTATTAAAGCTATCCCTGAAGAGTATAAGGGTCAGTTTCTTTTGGAGTTTGGGTCGGCTTTTCAAAAGGCTATGGAAGACTCGACTAAGAAAGGACTTGAAGAACTTGGATACGCCGGCAAGAGGGTATACGCCGGGGCAGGTGCCGCGGCAGCGAATATCAATCACGTGCTAGGGTATATTACGGGGTTGAATAGCTTCAAGAAATATCGAGATTTTGTGCAAGGCGGGATCGATTATCAGCAACAAGTTCTTGCAGAAAAACAGGAACCTAATCTTTTTGAGCGATCGTTTTACGGTCTTGCGGATAGTATAGGGTATTTGGCTCCTACGATTCCAATAGATGTAATTACTGGCGGGGCGACAAAAGTGGCGCTTGCGGGCCGGATTCTGCCTAAAATAGAGGGTTTATTAGCCCGGATGCCTAATTTTGTTCTTGGCTCCGGTTGGCGGGGTATGGTCGAGGGTATTGAGGCTTCTGGTGATAGCCTCCCGGAGAAAGTCGTTGGGGGTATTGTAGGGGCGGGGGAAACAATGGCGGTTAATACTCTTTATGCTAATGCCGGGGTTGGGCTAAAGGGGATTGGTAAAATGGCGTCTCTTGGCGCAGCTAACGCGTTTTACAATGCCGCGAAAGAGGGCCGGGTCCCTACTGCGAAAGAGTTAATTGACCAAACTACTCAGGCTGGGTTATTGGGTGTGGTGTTTACTATGCTACCACACTTGGTTGAGGGTAGTAAGATTGCGGTGGAAAAAGAGGCGTTAAGTAAGTATTCAAAGAAATTTGAGAGGACTATGGGTGATAGAACTTCTGACCCAACTAAACTTCATAAACTTGCTACTGACCTTCTTACTGATGAAGCTATTCGTCCAGAAATTCGAGAGTCTCTCGCCCAGCCTTTTCTTGATTTGATTGACCAGCGCGGGGGTATTGCGGACCCGGATTTTATGTTGGGAATGTGGAAAGATAGGTCTAAATTACGGATGTCTCGTGAGACGATGGAACGGAATATCGAGAATGTCGCGGGTAAAGACGCTGGGATGGTGAAATTAGAGACTACGGAGAAGATTAAGGAAAATGAAACTTTTCATCGTCGGTGGCAAACGGAGATTAATAATCAGATTGAGGTAGAGTTTACCGCCCGCGGGATTAAACCCAATAGTAAAGAATCGACGGCTACAATGGCTTATGGGGAAGGCCGGGTCACTGAAGCGTCTCTTCAAGTAGATTTTCCGGGTAAGTGGCAAAACATCAAAAAAGCAGCCGAGTTTTCCCGTCAGGTTTATGATGATACATTGAAAGCGGTTAACTTGGTTCGGGAGAGATATGGTTACGAGCCTATTGCTAAACGTGAAGATTATTTTAGGCATTTTCAAGAAATTAACGTTGCGTCTCAACTTTTTGGCCATTTTCTTGGGGGCGAGAAACCTCCGACTTCTATCGCCGGGGTAGTTAACCGGGCTAAATATGGGAAGCCTTTTACGTCCACCGAATTACAACGGCTTGGGGGAGAATTTAAAGAAGACGCGGTTCTCGCCCTTCAGAATTATGTAAAATCTGTTGGCCCACAATTATTTCATTTAGATAGCGTACAAAGGGTGAGAACATTAGAGCGATATATTCGTGCACAAGCCTTAGTTAACGAAGCAAAGATTAAGGAAGGACAGGTCGTTGCCGGGATTGATTTGAGTAACTTTACTGAAAAGCTTTCTACCTACGCCGATCTTCTTGCAGGGCAGCCGACATTACTTACTCAAACGGTTAACCGTTGGTTTGATCGACCGGTAGTTGCGGGAATTCGCGCGCTTCAAAGAAATGTCGTTTTGAATATGATAGGTTCGAATATATCAGCTGCATTTATGAACTTTTTACCAGTAGCTCAACAAATAGCGACGACTAATCCAAAAGCAATTGCTAGGGGTTGGGTTACTTCTGTGCTTCATCTTCAAAGAGAAGTGCCTTTTGAATTAGATGGTGTTCGGAGTGAATTTTATGATCGACGTTATCCAAAAGGTTTTCTCCCGGCTAATTGGCAGGAGAATGTGGCGGATAAAGGGTTTATTCTTCCGAATGTCGCCGACAGGATGACGGTGCAAGCTTTAATCGCGGGAAAGTTTTATGAGAATAGGGAAAAGGGGATGGACCCAAAAGCCGCGATGAAGGCAGCTGATAATTATGCTGTCCGGATTGTGACAGATAGGTCAACGGGACAAGTTCCGTCGATTATGACTGAACCGGATTTGAAATTGATTTCAGCTTTTCAAGTTGAGATTAATAATCTTTGGTCGTGGCTTGCTCACGATATTCCGATAGAATCTAAAGGCAAATTTTTAGGCATCGCTGGCCGTATTACCGCGTTTGCGTTAGCATCGAATGTAATTAATAATGTGTATGAAAAAATGATGGGACGACGACCACAACTAGATTTTTTATATATTTTAGGTACGTTAGCGGGGGCGACTAAATCTGGTAAGGATAGAGGGTTTCTTGATCGCGTGATTCCGGCGGGAAAGGATTTAATAGGTAACATCCCATTTGGCAACCTTTTTGTGCAAGGCGGCAGGTTTCCGATAGCTGCGGCATTGCCAGATATGAATGTGGTTTTGGAGGATCCTGAGCACAGGGCGTTATCTGAATTTATGAAACCTCTTTATTATGGGTTGCCTTTTGGCGGGGGCGGTCAGGCTCGTAAAACTATTGAAGGTTTACAGGCGTGGGGCCGGGGTTATGTTGCCACACCGTCGCAAAATATCCGGTACGAGATTCAGAAAGATTTTTATAATTTCGTTCGGGCGTTTTTGTTTGGTAAAAATGCTTTCCCGGAAGCGGTGAAGTATTGGAATGAGCCTAAATCAGAGAGGTAGTTGTGCTTGACAAAATGAGATTTTATGGTAAGGTAAAATCAAGGAGGAAGGTATGAAAAAGTGGGTGTTTTTATTGATTTTAAGTGGGTTTTTATTAGGCCCGATTTTTCCGGGTCCTTTAGCTCCGGCGTTAGCCACAGTAACCGATACATATACTCCAGTTCAGCTAACTGGCGACGGAAGCGATACAACTTTTGATTTTGATTTTAAGATTTTTAATAATACGGATTTGGTTGTGGCTACCGTTGACCCGGATACTCTTGTGGCAACGGAGCAAGTTTTGGGAACTGATTATACGGTTTCTATAAATACGTCTACCGCGGGGGGAACAGTAACTTTTGTTTCGGCTCCGGATGATGGGGATTATGTATCTATTCGTCGAAATATGCCGGTTACTCAAACCACAGATATTCCTTCTGGCGGGCTTTTCCGGGAAAGACAAATTGAGAATGCTTTAGACAAACAAACTTTAGTTTCTCAGCAGTTAAAAGAATTTCAGGATCGGTCGATTTCTCAAAGTCTTTATGCTACGGCTATTGCGGATTTAAAACTCCCGCTTCCGTCAGCGGGGAAGGGGCTTAAATGGAATGACGCAGCTGATGGACTTGAAAATTCTGATACTGCTATTGATGATGTTATCGATGCAGCTGCGGCTTCAGCGGCTTCAGCGGCTTCCAGTGCTTCAACCGCGACTACTCAGGCGGGATTGGCGACCACAGCTAAAAATGCCGCGGTAGTAGCGCAGGGGTTGGCGGAAACGGCCAAGACGAACGCCGAATCGGCCCAAATTGCTGCTGAGTCCGCTAGGGATTTGGCTCAAACGTATGCCGGAACTGCTACTACCCAGGCTGGCATTGCGACCACTCAGGCCGGGCTTGCGTCAGGCTATAAAGATACTGCTACTACCCAGGCTGGCATTGCGACCACTCAGGCCGGGCTTGCGTCAGGCTATAAAGATACTGCTACTACCCAGGCTGGCATTGCGACCACTCAGGCCGGATTGGCTACGACCGCCAAGAACGACGCAGTTACAGCTCAAGGTTTAGCAGAAACAGCCAGGGATACGGCGCAGAACTATGCTTCTGCTCTTAAATCTACCTCAACCTCAAGTCTTGCGATTGGCACTGGATCAAAGACTTTTACCACTCAATCCGGTAAACAGTTTGCGGCTGGACAATATGTAATTGCTGTCTCTGATGCGAATTCTGCGAACTATATGCACGGTCAGGTAACAAGTTATTCGGGAACATCTTTAGTTGTTGAAGTTAGTAATACTGGCGGGAGTGGCACTTTAGCCGACTGGACGATTTCAGTTTCGGGTAGCAGAGGGACGCAAGGCCCAACGGGTTCTATTCCGGTCGCCGCGGGGGCAGGTACTGTTGACGCAATTACTGCCGACTTTACTCCTGATGTAGCTCTTGCTGACTTGACTTTAGTCGCTGTAGTTGCTTCCGGAGCTAATACCTCAACTACACCGACTTTTGCGCCAGATGGATTGACTGCTCACACGATTGTTAAAAAAGGTGGATCTGTTTTAGCAGTTGGCGACATATCTGCGTCTGGTTTTGTTATGATTTTAGAATACAACTTGGCCAACACACGATGGGAACTATTAAATCCGGCAAATGTTGTTTCCGCCGACGGCACAGTCAACCCCACCAACCTACTCTCTAATGGCGACTTTGAGGCTTGGAGTGCAGGGACTTCTGCTGCTCCTGATGGATGGTACAAAGATGCAGGAAGTATAGCAAGAGAAGCAACGATTGTTAAATGCGGAACTTACTCCGCAAAGTCTACTCGTGCTGGGGCAAATACTAATTTATATACGTTTGCTCATTTCGCAAAAGGTCTTCCCTATTGGAAAGGCAGAACCGTTACTTTTGGATGTTGGGTTTATGCAACTGTTGCCGATAGAGCAAGAATCGGTATTCAGGACGGAATAGGCACCTCTTATTCATCTTATCACACAGGAGATAGCACTTGGCAGTTTTTGACAGTAACACAAACGATAAGTACTGGTTCCATTACACAAATTTTAGTTACTGGAGTCATTGATACAGGCGACACCTCCGCCTACTTTGACGGAGCAATCTGCGTAGAAGGCTCAAGTGCGTTTGCTCCGAGTCCGAAGCCTCTAAGTCTAAACTTCGGGGTGGATGGAGAGGCAAGTGATACTTATGTAGCAACTATGTCAGATGTGGGTGCTTATATCCCAGGGATGATGGTAACTTTTAAGGCAAACACAGCAAACACGGGAGCAGCGTCTATAAATATAAACGGATTAGGCGCAAAGACTATCGTAAAAGCGGTAGACACAGCATTAAGTAATAATGACATACTTGCAGGAATGTTTTGTGTAATAGTTTATGACGGAACTAACTTTGTACTGATGAACCCAAGAGCGTTATAAGGAGATAAATGTCGGATAACAGAACTTATAGTGATAGTTCAGTTGATTACGGGGATATTATATATTTAAAAGTTATTATATAGTGAAGAAAGCGCCGATTTTTTCAATTTGCTTTATTGTCGGGTTTATCCTAACCATTAATGTTTTTAGTTATGATATTTCGCCGGTTGTAGGAAGTAAAGTACGTAGGATTTATCATAAACCAAGTTGTGATAGCGTTTGTGCGATAAAAGCTAAAAATTTGGTAGTTTTTGAAAGCATCAGTGAAGCAAAAATATTGGGCTATCAAGCGTGTCAGAAATGTTTTTCGAGAAAGGATTAATAATGGCCTCCGACTTTGAACTTCCGAATGCATTGAAAGTAATAATGGCTTTTGTAGATCGAGTAGGGTTTCCTATTTTAGCTTTTGTTCTGATGTTTTATTTTGCTTTCTTTAGCTTACAAAAAGCTACTGATGCGTTGGTTGAGAATACAAAAGTGTTAAGCACAACTTCGTCTATTTCTCAAGAGATGCTTCGGGTAGTTCAGGCAAATCAAGGTATTTTGATGGCGGATATGAAATGTTTGTTAACTAAAAAATGAGACGAAAACGGGAAGAATTTATCGCAAGGTATCTTGAGATTTTAGTGCATAAAGCTACGCCAGAATTGCGAAGAGTTCTTCCGGAAGAAGGCATTATATCAGAGATGCAGCCACAAGCGGATCGGGTTATCCACGAATTGACGAGGGAGGCTATATGAATAAACTTTTGAGCGGTAGATATTTATTAACAGTAATTTGTGGATTAGTTTTTGCTGTATTGGCGATCGGAAAGATTATGCCGGTGGATAAAGTTTATGAAGTAATCCTGATTGTAGTCTATGCGTATTTTTCACGTAACGACAGGAACGCCCAAAACGGGCAGAAAGGGTAAAGATGAAAATTTGGTTAAAAGTAGTAATAGCTGTGATAGGTTCAGGGGCTATCGGTGGATTGACTTTTGCAGCAAGCATTAACCCGACTTGGGGAGCGGTATTTGGTTATTTGACTTTAGCGATAAGCGGAACTATGTCTATTGTTATTGGCTGGCCGGCTAAGACAGAATAAGGAGGCAATATGGCAGGATGGGCAGAAGCCTTTAGGATTTTTAAATGGATAGATAATTGGCGTAAGAAAGGAGCTGATAAGAATGAAAGGACTGCGGCTAAAGACGCTATGTCTGGTAATGCTGATGGTGTTAGTAATATGCTTAAGCGGTTGTTTGGCAAGCAAAAGTAAAGAAGCCCAGAGAGCATATTACCTAAAAGCCGGCGAAACTGCTCCGATTGAGGGCTGGCTTATTAACGCCCAAGATATGAGCGACCTTCTTGTTTCAGCTATCAAGAACGAACGGGGAGAGAAATGAATAAAGAACTCTGGATTGTGTTAGTCCCTGCTTTTTCTTGGCTTCTTTTTGCTCTCGGCGGAACACAGATAAGCGATACCATAGAGGGTAAGAAATGGCTTAGGCGTTTTGTCCTGCCTTTCCTGTGGGGCGTGTGCGTATTCTTCGCCGGTTTCTCTTGGTATCAGGCGGTCGCAGTTGCCGGCCTCGGGTGCCTTATGCTACATCAAGGATATGGGTCTAAAGCAAAATGGTGGAAGAAACTATTGATATTCTTAGGATATGGTTTAATCTCTGCTCCGATTGGATTATCATTATGGAACCCGATTACTTTTATTGCTTGCGCTGCAATGTTCCTGTTAAGTAATACTCCCTTGACCTCCGCTACTATGGTATGGAAAATTGTAGAGGGGGCGTTTGGGGCGTTGATTGGGATTACAATATCTTTTGCCTTAGCAGGTTATGGATTAATCTGGAAGTTTTAAATATGCTAGCCGTCCTCACAGACGACAAATATTTCGAACAGCTTCTTTCTTTGGCGAAACGATTTCCCGAAGGTGGGTCGGCTAATCTTTCTCGGGAACTCTATGCGGCGGTTTCTAATCCTTTCCGGTTCCTTATTCTTGCTGATGTGGAGGGTGAGGTTCTGCGTGGATTCTTTTTTGCCGCGCTTTCTATTTGGAATGGCGAGCGTGTAGCTTTTGTCCGGGGATATGCCTATGACGGCCGGATTTCGAAAGAAGTATATCTCTCTGGATATCAACAGATCCAAGAGTGGTGCAAGACTCGCAAGATCACTGCTCTCTTAGGCTTCACTCAGCGGCCAAAAGGGTTCCTCCGGCGCTATGGTTGCCAGGTGATTAGCGCGGTTATCAGAAAGGAGCTGAAATAATTTCTGATAGCATTTTTACAATACATAAGTTTGTAATACCGGTACGAAAATTAAATGAGCCAATATATCTTATGGGCCACGATCATAAGAAAGGCGCCGTGCCTTTGTCTAAGCTGTATTTGGAAGGCACCCGATTGCGTCAAAAAAAGATCCTTCTTGGCCGGACTGGATCATTTTTACGCGGGTATGTGCCTGATCAACCCTCTTATGTAGCCAAAGCGCAATTAAAACCGTGCGATTTAGGGGTTATAAAAATAGAACTTACTCCCCGGAGAAATAAAAAGAACGGCCAAGACGATTATTATGTTGACATTCATTGCAGTGTTTAGGAGGAAGCTATGGAAAGAAAAGGACTCGGCCCGAATGCCGAAATTGAGACCGGTGAAAATGGGGGGATGCAGTCGAAGTTGGATTGTGCATTCCATTTATTAGACGCTCCGGCGTTAATGGAGTTAGCTCATATCACTCATCTTGGGGCTACAAAGTATGCTCGGGATAACTGGCGTTTAATTTCAGAAGAGAGCCATATTAATCACGCTTTGGTGCATATATTTGCGTATCTATCCGGGGATAAACAAGACGACCACTTAGGCCACGCTTTTTGCCGGCTTATGATGGCTAAGGCCAAACAACTTCGCCCGGATTATCTAGGCGCTATGGCTAAAAAGGAGGAAGAATGAAACGTGTTTATATTGCTGGAGCCTACTCAGCGGACAATGTAGTAGCGGTACTTGATAATATGCGCCGGGGAATGCGTAAGGCAACGGAAGTCTTATTGGCGGGGTATTCGCCTTTCTGCCCGTGGCTTGATTTCCATTTTCAACTAATGTTGAGGGAAGGCGAAGTGCTGTCCGTCTCTGACTATTATGCCTATTCTATGGCTTGGTTAGAGGCATCAGACGCGATGTTAGTTCTTCCGAATTCAGAAAACTCTAAAGGTACTCAAGCTGAGGTTATTCGAGCCCGGGAATTAGGTATTCCCATTGTGGAGAGTGTGGTGGAGCTGGTAGACGCAGGTATTCGTCCAGAATAGCGATTCCTGCGGGCGTGCTGAAGCAGAAAGCCACCTTGTAGCCCCGATTGCGGGCTAGCCAGGCAAAGTCCTTCTGGGCATCTGAGATCGTGCCTCTGGGGGCTTTAAACTCAATCAATAGCCCGTGAAAAGCACCCCGGGGTTCGAAAAAGAGTATATCCGGAGTTCCTTTTCTATATCCCATCCGCATCATTTTCATAGCCATTCCAGCTGACATAATAAATCCTGAAGGGGCGATGGTGAAAAGTAAATCCGGATAACAGAGTTGAATGGTTGCCACGAAAGTTGCTTGGATACGAAATTCTGGATCCGTGGATTTTATCATCCTTTCTCCTGGCTTAACGGCGGCAGTGCTCTTGCGTCACCGCGGGCGATTTGATACATACGGTGGCTCTTTTCCCGGCATTGCATTATTACCAAACGATCCTTTCTTACAAACACTTTCATTGGCTGGCCGCACAGTTGGCATTTCGGGGCTGTTGCCGGGTCGTTAATTTTGTGCCATTGCGCGATGCAAGGGTCGTTAGCGTTAATAGATATCATACAGAGCGGTTCGGTACAGGTATAAAACTTGTGCTTCCCATACCATATCTCACGCATAAGTTTGCCGCAAAGAGGGCATTCTGGCGGGCCCTTTCTATGCGGTACTATAATATTGTGGCCTCTACCTTCCATTGTAATACTTCTCCTTTCTCATCTGGTATATCCTTCTTCCTCGGTCGGCTAACACCATCCCGTTCGCGCCAACTTGATATGATTGTGCCACGGCATTTCCTCTTGCGGCGTGATGCTCCCTGCGAATTCTTTTTGCGACTGTGCCTCTCATTCTTCCTCCTATTTTGGGCTTCCATTTGGGTTATACTTTAAATGCCAGTTCTGTATTGCAATATTGTCCATCTCTTTTTGCTTCTCAAACCATCCCGGGATAATCGGGTAGGCGATGTAGTTTCCGGGTTTAAGCGGCGTATGCCACTCGTGTCCATAAGTTTCTATCAGGTACCTCTCCGGGTCTTTTGGTAGATAGAGTGTCCGGCCAAGAAACTTAAAAGGTTTATACTCGTCGAATAATTCCGTCGCGTGGTAGGACGAGGCGTATTGGTCGTGAATAACATTAAACCGAACTGGCCGGTCGTGATATTCTCCGGTATCGTAGTTAATAATATCTATTTGATACCCTTGTGCGCGTAAATGAAATTCTCTAGGGTATGCGTACGGAAAATCCAAGATATGCACAGAAAAATACGCAGAGAAAACCTTTTGAAGTTGCGCCATCTTCGGTATTAAATCTTCGTGCCGGACTCCGATGTCGATATCTTTATCCCACGGAATAAACCCATTTTCCCGTGTCATTCCTAAAAGGGTTCCTTCAACTAGACAATACGGAACTTTGTATTTTTCAAGGACGTCAATTACGCGGAAGAGCAATTGAATACGAGTTAATTGAGTTATCATTTTTGGTACCTCATAGTTTTCTTACACTCTGCGTTAACTGGGCATCCAGTTGCCCACGAAGGAATTTTACAGACAATTTCCACAACTTCTTTTTCAGCTCCTTCACCGATCGGTTTTTCCGCTACAACTTCGTCGTGGACTGTAAAAAGAATCTGGTATTTGGCGGCGAACAAGCCAAACATTGCCTCGACCATAAGATCGCGGGCGACTGCTTGAGTAGCGTTCTCAACTAATTTACCTCCCCAGGTTTCTTCTACTTCGTATTTATTAGTGATACTGTTTACCCCGAGAAAAGTGAGTTTGCCCTCAGCCGTGATTTTTGGGTGATGATAGACGATTGACCGGCCAGAGGGAAGAACCATTTGTAGAAAATCACCGGAGATACGCCAGGAAACTCGGCCGCAGGTATGCGGTTTTCCGGATGACACGGTCTTTTTAGCTGCGTCCTCTAATGCGTACCAGAAGCGAGGTATAGCGGGAAAAGAAGTACGATAAGCGTTAACCGCGCGTTCAGCCAGTGCGGGGGTTACGTCTATTCCGTATTTCTCACACGTCTCTTGGAACTTCACTCTTCCCATCCCATACCCGCAACCAAGAATGGCTTGCTTACCTAATTGCCGGGTAGCGGTAGGGCTTATGGTTTTTGCCATTTGGACGTAGATGTCTGGGAGCGACGGGTCCCTATCTTTATCCGCGAATTGTTTGACCCCTTTTTCTTCACCTGCAAGCCACATAACAACCCGGGCTTCGATCGCGGCAAAATCGGTGATGAACATTTCTTGGCCTTGCGAAGGAATAAACATTCCTCGTATGCAGGACGAGAGTGCTGGAAGGACATCATAGCAAAGGGCAAAGGCAGCTGGGGATACTCGTAGGCAAGTAATCGCTTCGGTAATCTCTTCTGGTTTAATAGATGCTTTAACGAGATTTTGGATTTGCACGAGTTTCCCAGACCAACGGCCAGTCGCGGCTCCGTGGAATATGAGCAGATCTCTAATGCGCCTGTCGGGAGAGACTGCTGTAAAAAGCGCAGAGAACTTAGCAAGTGAGGTAAGGGATAGCTGCTGCCTAAGTTGAAGGACACAGAAGTTATCACCGGAGGCTGTTTTAAGTGCTTCTTTGACCGTTGCTTTTGTAAGATCTGGAAGATTAACTCCCTGTTTTTCAAGATAATTTTTAATCGCTTCTCGTTTTGTACCGGCATTGACTTGTCCTCCTGTTAATTGAAAAAGTTCTTCGTTTCGTTCCTTAGTTTCTTGAGCTATTAATGTAATCGCGTTTTCTACCGCGAGAGTATCTATTGCCACTCCCCGGTCGTTAATGTACTGATCCATAAACCAAACACGTTGTTCGGAAGATGATAGATCTGGAAGTCGTTTGTCAATATCTCGTTCAGTCTCCACATCCCGTTTGCAATAAAGTAATAGCCGTTCAAGTTTTTCTTGTGGGATAGGACCGGTAGTTGTACATAATGACCGCATTACCCGGGAGCCCTCCATATCCTTTTGATGAGAGCAACCCAGGGCTTGTGCGGCGTGCTCAAGTCTTCTTGGAAGCGCAGCCGCGGAAACTTTTGCCGCAGTACACCGCCACTGCCGGATAGGGATAGGGAGTAGCCCAAATTTCTCAGCGTGAAATTTCCAAATTGAACGTTCAAAATAAGCATTATGGGCGTGGAATTCAGCCCCGGACTTTATGAGTTGGTTAATTATCTGAGCCGCCTCAGATAGTTTACCATATAACACGCCTTGCACTGGCCCATCGTCAATAGCCCACGCAAGACAAAGGACTTCGGTGCTTGGGTCTTCCGCGTAGCGGTAGGCCCCGGTTGTCCAGATATCCGCTTGAGAGCGGCTTTCAAAATCGATATATACTTTTTTAGGCATTTTGGTACTACGGGGCCCGAAGGCCCCATAGCTCCTGTTTTTCTTTAATCCATAAACGGCAGAGAAGAGGGTTCAGCTACATTAGCGCCAACGTCTCCTGCGCCTTCTGTTGCTACTGCATCGAACTCATCCTCAACTCTCGGACGAGAAGAGAAGGTCAAGTCATCCGCGAGTTTTTGGACGCCAGCAAGATAAATTGTTACCCCACGGCCGCCTACCGGATGCACGAACGGAGAAATTGTCAATACCGCTCTTACCCAGCATCCCGGGTATAGCTCTCCCGGATCGACAATTCGGGTTTTATCACCGCGCAAACAATCAGGGCGGGTATCAGTAGTCGATCGGGCGACAATGTATCCCTTTTCGTTTTCGTCAATCTTTCCGGATTCTTTTGCCTTATCGCCGTCCCGGAATTTCGGGAGTTTCAAGGTTTTCAAATCCACATCAGGCCCGAAATTAGCTCGAGCGACTTTGCAAACTTCTTGCCAGAAGCCAGCGCAGTTATCAGCCAAGATCCACGTAGACGCTGGATGCTTGGCCGCTTTTAACGCTTCAGCTGTGCTTTTCTTCGGAAAAAGCAGAGTGATTCCGTATTTCTTTTTAGTTTCGTTTCCGAGAACTGCTACCGGTTCGAATAACGCTGGGTAAGACAGCCGAAAAGCGGGGGTCTGGTAAGTTACTCTTACTTGTTTAGAATTTTTCTGCACACTCATTTTTTCTCTCCTATTCTTTTTAATGTCGTTCCGTTATCCGGTGTCTCCGTTAATGGAGCCACACGGTCTTTCCCAGCTACCTTTTCCATTTGCGCTGGGGAAAGCAATTTTGGTTCTGAAAATGCTTTATCCCCTAAATCCGCAAACGCGATAATAGCCTTTGCTTCGTTAATCCACTTTCGATTCGCTCGTTTTTTCCCTAAGTCCCATCCGGGTATCACGCCGCCGGCTTCAACATACTCTTGAGCGTAAGCGAACACCGCATCCATCCAAGCCTCTATGCGGTCTTTATATTCAAGAATTTTGGCTACCGTGACAATTGGAAGGCCTTTTACATCAGGGAGAATCAACTCCTTCCCTGGAATCGCTGGAAGTCGGTCGCTAATATCTTGACGAAGTGTGGGGCAAATTGCTTTCGCCCAACACCATTTACACCAAGAACCAGCTGCAACCAGAGCGTCTTTCTCTTTAGTTAGGGAAATCTTACGTTCTACTTCTTGTGCAAACGTGTCTAAGTAATCGCAAGAGGCTTCCCATTTGCTGATTTGGCCTTCGGTACGCGGCTGAATTATCACTAATTCAACGCTTTCTACTTCGTGCTGTTTTGATAATGGTAGTGCGTAAAGCAACATTTGCGGATTATCAACCGCGGATACTACTACGCCTTTTCCGTATTTGAAGTCATACACGGTTAATTTCTCATACGGCCGGATAATGGCCGCGTCAAGTGTCCCAGACATCCCCTCAATGATGTCTACTTTTTGTTCACTAAGGAGTTGGCCGCCTTTTTGCAACTCCATTAGAATAGTGTCTCGGGCAAAAGTAACGGCTTCCGCCATTTCTTCGGTAATTTCAATTTCACCGATGAAGTTACCTATTTGATCAAACGGAAGTACTTTCTTGTCCTTCAGGCACATTTCTAAGAGCTTATGCGCCGCTTCGCCGTCTGCTGCGTGTGCGCTTTGAGGAGGCTTTGGCATTTTTCTGCATAGGGCCACTGATCCCGGGCAGTTCATCCATCTTTCCGCATTTGACGGAGATATTTCAGTGTGTGTTTTTTGTGCCATATATCCTCCTACTCGACTATGAGGTCGTTTTTCAGGCCCCAGTCATACATCATCTGAGCTGCCTCGGCCACTTTATTCACCGGAATCTTCATCAATTTCGGCTCTTTCGGCGCGAACTTCGGGCAAAGAACGTCCTTAACGAAAGTTACCACTGCCTCGGTCTTAGGCGGTACTGCCTTCTCCGCGGCTGTAAGGTATTTCTGGACAAAAGTACGCAGTTCCTCCAGAGTTTTAATCCCCACCGCTGCCATAACAGGAGGCACTGCCGGTTCTTCGCATATACCAGGAATTTGATCTTCTGGTATCAGAGAAGCCTCGATTTTTTTACCCTGGGCATCTTTCTTTGGCTCAGGTATTTGGAATCCTGCGGCGATAGTTTCTAATGCCACTGCAATACGTTCGATATCTTTTTCTATACTCATAATAAACACTCCATATTTTTCCTGCAATTATCGCAGACGGATAATCCTGCTACCCGTTTAAGCTTTTTCATTTCCGTTGTTTTCCCGCAGACTTTACATCTTGTTGCCACAAACTCTGTCGTCTCGTTTAACTCATTTATCTTCCTCCTCTCGTTATCTCCTGTTATTATGTTTATGTTTTTTGCTTTCTCGATAAGCATATTAACTACTTTCTCATCAACACTGTTTTCTGCGATTAAGAATTGAATTTGTACTGGATTTTTTTGTCCGATTCGATCCAGCCGCCCAACCGCTTGACGAATTTCCTCTGGGACATACGACATTTCCACAAATACGGCGGTATCACAAACGTGTTGAAGGCCGTCGACGCCTATTCCTCCAGATTGGATATTAGCCAGAAAAATCTTCTTCTCCTTCTTAGTACAAAAATCCGAAAGTGCTGTGTCTTTCTCTCTCGCGCTGCATTTTCCTGTATAAACCACAGCCGCTTCGGGAAATGCCGCGGTGATAGTCTTTACTACATCTTCGTGCCAGACGAAGACGACTATCTTTTGCTTCTCTTCTAAGAGATCTTTAATATGGCGGATCGCGGCAGAAGTTTTCAGAATTCCTAAAGCTCGACGGATTGATGGTATTTCGCCTATCTGGTCCCGGGCGTTTACCGCACGATTTTCTTGTTGAGTAAGCGCGAGCAATTTATCTGACGGGTCGAGATAAATTTTATCATAAGTGACCATCGGAAGTTCTTTTTGAACTTCTGATTTTAGTCGCCGCAACATAATTGGGCGCAAGATGTCGGCTAAGTCCGGGAGGTTACTGGCTCCAGTGCAATCGAATCCGAAATCGCCTTGATAAGCCGCGCAAAATTTGTAGGCATAATCATAGAAGTTTGCGTACTTACCAAGAAATTGCGGGAATAGCGCGCGGAGAATTGGGTACAATTCAACCGGTCGATTCAGCACTGGAGTGCCAGTAACCATCCATCGGCGAGTACAGTTATTGTATAAGCCTTTTTTACCTAATACCATCTTGGTCCTTTTAGCTTCAATCGTTCGGAGGTAGTGGCTTTCATCACAAACCAATACCGGCCAGTCTTGATCTTTTAATAAAGTAATCAACGGCTCCTTCCAGACAATATCGTAATTGACAATATTAAATGCTGATATTTCAGGTACGATTTTTG